TTACAGCTAATATATTTAATAATAAAGATGACGGAGCGTCATTTTCCAGGAAAAGTGACACAGCGTCATTTTTTTAAATAAATAAATCACCTGTCATATTTAATTTCATAGCAACAGATACAGACCGCATGAGATTAATTTTCAAACAGGGGCAACAGAGCTATGACTGTAAATTTAAGATTGAATTAATCAGAGTTTCTGTGGTAGTAATTAATAATATTTTGAGGATTAATTATTATGAAAGATAAAGAAGAAGATAAACCAAAATTAGTTTTAGTAAGTGAATCGGCAAGTAAGAAAAATTCGCCAACAGATTTGCCAATACTCACACCGAAACAGAAAAAGTTTTTGGAAGGTATAACCAAAGGAAAACTCTCGGCTACTGAAAGTTATCGCCTTGCGTATGATTGTGAAGGCATGAAAGATTCTTCGGTCTATGTTGAGAGTAGCAAATTAATTCGACACCCAAAGATTACCCTACACCTTGACCGCCACCAATCAATGATTGACCGAACTGTTCAAGCCACCATGCTCTCTGTCAAAGAATATGTCGAAAATGGATTGAAGGAAATAATTGAAGATGGTGATTCAAATGTTAATGCCAAAGTCTCAGCACTATCTTGGCTAGGGAAATCTGTGGCAATGTTCACCGACAAAGTTGAGTCGACTGACGAAAATAAATCTATCCAAGAACTAGAGCAAGAACTTCGAACCAAGTTAGGTCTAACAGACTGACACTCGCTTAGTCGAATACCTCCGACTCAGAAACAGAAACGGATTTCCTAGAAAAAAGTAAGGTTAATTATCACACGATTTTAGAAACCCCCACCCCCCTAGATACATAACTATTACTGGGTTATCATATACACAGTGATTTGCTCAAATAATACCAATGATTTCACTAATTAGCAGCTAGAATCATTATTCCTATTAAAACTAAAGCTAGTAATATACCTGGTAACTTATTTGTTACTTTAGAATCAGTAACTTGCTCTTTTTTTTGCAGTATTTGACTGTTAGGTTGTTCGTATGCTTCGTTTATATTCGGTGTATTTGGGTCATCTTTCTTAAAATAACCTTCTTTTGTACGAGCTCGTTTAAGATTTGGCTTTTTTACTGTCTTTTTCTTAATAGTTTTAGTTTTTTTTGCTTTTTCTACCATTATTTCCTCCTCTGGTAATTTATGTTAGGGCCTTCACCCCCTTTTTTTTAGAATATTGGCTAAACAATCCCTTACTCTAAAAATTTTTTGCAGAAAATTTAAGTTTTTCTACTTTTTTCTTTTTTTCTAGTGGTATTCTTGTAAGCCCCCCTAGTATAATACTAGATACTATGTATTATCTAGTATAGAATAATAACAGTATAGAATCTACTAGGTAGATTCTAACTAGTATTAATCTAAGTATATACTCTTGTGAAAGTTTTTGCAAGTAAATGGTTTCGCTGTTATTTTGATACTTATGCTCCATACTTTATGGGTTAGACATGATGATTCGAAATAAGGCGAGGAAGCTCTAAACATCCTCCCTAGTTTAGGGCTTCCAAATACTTTAAAACAATGGTAATATTTCTTAACAAGGGAGAATTTAATGAAAGATAAAAATTATAAAGGTAAGAGGTCGCATACTGCACAAAAAAGACCGTGGTTAAGGGATATGTTTCCAGAACTATATCCAGGAAGTGGTAAACAATCAGCTAGAAAGAAGAAAAAACAACAAGCAAAAGCTGAAAAACTAACACACAACAACCAAGTTTTTGAAGTAAGAGGTAATTTCTTGGTTGGTGAGATAGATGGTAAAACATAAAGAAGAATATAAAAAGATTGCACGCTGGAAGTATGAGCTACACGCTTATAGAAAAGCTAAGAATGCAAAAGTAACTATGCCAACCTATAAATTTATGAAGGATAAAGAAGATGAAGGAGACTAAAGAACTAACAATTACTTTTAATGCTGACCACCACGCTACTTATGTTTTAGTTAAGGTTAATGGTGAATATCATAAAAAATACCTAACAGAATTACAACATGGGAATATACTTCAAGGATGTGTTAAATCATTTTTTGAAAAAAGGTCTATCGCTTTGCTACATGATGCTGTAAAAATAGAGAAAGACTCTGAAGAGTTGTTAAAAAAATCAGAGAAACTATTGGAAGTAGCAAAAAGTTTATAATGGCAGAAAGAAAAAAAGAAAAACCAATAAGAAAAACCACTAAAGGCAAAGGTGCCAACTATAGACCTACTAAGTCTGGTGCTGGTATGACTAAGAAAGGAGTTGCTGCCTACAGGAAAAAAAATCCTGGCTCTAAATTAAAAACTGCTGTTACTGGTAAAGTTAAAAAAGGCAGTAAGGCTGCAAAAAGAAGAAAAAGTTATTGTGCTAGGTCAGCAGGACAGTTAAAAAATAGTTCAGCTAAAACTAGAAATGATCCTAATTCAAGGATAAGACAAGCAAGAAGAAGATGGAAATGTTAACAAAAGGAGATAACTATGAAAACATCTAAAGGTAAAGCTCGTAGAATGATGGGCGGTAAATCTGTTAAAGGAAAACCTAGAGGCGGTGTTACTCGCATGAAAGCTGGTAAATCTGTTAAAGGTAAGAAAAGAGGCGGTAAAAGATAAATAAAATTAGGGAGGTTTTATGTTTTATTTAATATCGAATATCCCTTACTTTAAGGTATGGGTAAGAAAAGAATTTACGGCTAATCACGAAAGATACCACGGAGAATTTATTCATGGTTTAGCTGTAGCAGTTAACTGTATTCCTGATAGGTCATTATCATTTCAAGTTATTTTTACAGGTTGTGAAAACCAAGAAGATAATGTTCATGGTGGTGCTATGTGGGCTAGAATGCCAATACAAGGAATAGTAGCAGATATTCCTGTGGAAGAATGGCCTGACAGAATGGAGAATCATTTATGTCAACCATGGGATTGTATGTCCCATCATCATTCAGTTGTATCAATAGACAGAGCGTCATCATCACCTTGGTATGCAAAAGTAGATGGTGAGTTTTATATGGCTAAATATATTTTTACTGTTGATTACACAGAACATGAAATAGCTGATAGCCCGGACCAACATAAACAAAGTCATGTATTGTATTTAACTGAAGGTCAATGGAAGGGTAATGTTATTGCTTTACCAAACAATAGAGTAAGAGTTACTAATCCTGCATTGTGGGTTACAGGAGAAGGTGCTCCTGATTTTATGCCTAGTCAAGAGATACACAGTAGCGAAGAACACGAAAGTTATACTGATCCTAATATAACCTTTAACAATTTATATAAATAAGGTAATGTAAAAAAATGGCAAAAAAGAAAACTAAATCTCGTGTTAATGAAGCAGGCAATTATACTAAACCAAGTATGAGAAAAAAATTGTTTAGCCAAATAAAATCAGGAACTAAAGGCGGCAAAGCAGGTCAATGGTCTGCAAGAAAAGCACAAATGTTAGCTAAACAATATAAATCAAAAGGTGGTGGCTACAAGTAATGACGCTAAAAAAATCCCAAAAGTCTTTAAAGAAATGGACTAAACAAAAATGGAGAACTCCTAGTGGGAAAAAATCATCTGAGACTGGAGAAGTGTACGCTCCGTCTGCTACTATTAAAAAGTTAAAGTCTACATCAAAAGGTAAGGCTAAACTTGCAAGAGCAAATAAAAAGAAAAGAGAGGCTACATCTAAAGGTAAACAACATGCAAAGCATGGATTACATAAAGGCAAGAAAAGATAATGGCTAGAAACTATAAAAAAGAATATAAGAATTATCAGGGAAAAGCCGAACAAAAGAAAAATAGAGCTTCAAGAAACACAGCTAGGAATAGAGCATTAAAGAAGGGAACAGTTCGCAAAGGTGATGGTAAAGATATTCATCACAAAGACGGAAACCCTAAAAACAATTCAAAAAATAACCTAGCTGTTAAATCTAAAACAACTAATCGGTCTTTCCCTAGAAACAAAAGAGCAGGAAAAAAATGACTCTGGATATATCTTCTTCTGATGTTTTAGATAATCTATCAACTTATAGCCCTGATAGACAAAAAGAAATACTTGAAATACTACATAACCTAGAAGATGCTAAGAATAGGGAAAAATGTAAAAAAAAGTATCTTCCTTTTGTCAAACATATGTGGCCTGCATTTATTAATGGTAGCCATCATAAAATTATGGCAGACGCTTTCCAAGATGTTGTTGACGGTAAATTAAAAAGATTAATTATTAATATGCCTCCTAGACATACAAAATCTGAATTTGCTAGTTATCTTTTACCAGCTTGGTTTTTAGGTAAGTTCCCTGGAAAGAAAGTAATTCAAACAGCACATACAGCAGAACTTGCTGTAGGTTTTGGTCGTAAGGTTAGAAATTTAGTTGGCGACAAAGATTTTCAAAATGTATTTGGGGATGTTAAACTTCAATCAGATAGTAAAGCTGCTGGAAGATGGAACACAAATAAAGGTGGAGAGTATTTTGCGATTGGTGTTGGCGGTGCTGTTACAGGTAAAGGTGCTGACCTTCTTATTATTGATGATCCTCATTCTGAACAAGAAGGTGCTTCTTCTGATGTAAA